CACCCACTGACGTGTCCCGCAAGCCTACGGTATTTTAAATACTCGTGGGTTCCCTTTTTCCCTCGGTCTCACTTTCACTAGTGATTGACCATGATTTGCAAGTGTGAATTCCGAGGATACGTAATCTCTCTTGGCGGACGTATGGTGTGCTGCGGATGCGGCCATCAGCGTTCCCCCCGACCCGTCCCTTCTGATGCTCGCGAGGCCTTTGGCCCGATCATTCAGTATGTGGATGCGCGGTTGGCGATGGATTACTACGGAATCCGCGATAAGCTCTGCACCACTGCCATCATTGCGATCCTGCGCGGTGATTCCCAAGGCTTGCTTAAAGTCGAAGCCGCGAAATATATCCGGCTCCTTAGTAAGGCCAAGGGGAAGCTGTGTGATCCTGAGCTCTTCAAAGAGTTTGGATGGCATGACTACAGAATTGTGCCTACTGCTGGACCAATGATCAACGCTCGTGGTTACCTGAGCCCCTTCCATGTGGATCAGTATCATTTTGAGGGTGCGACCCATGCAATTGTACTGAGAAGCAGGTATGTGGGCGAAGTTACGCCACAGCCTATTCCTGATTGGCCATTCTGTTTTATGATTTACCAATATGGTACCAACACTGTGCAGATCGGTGAAGATTATGTGTGTTGGACGCGTGGTGTGCAATCCGGCACCGACATGATTCCAGTTGATATGGTTGATCTCGCGCACCAAATCGTTGGGGCCTTGCCGGAAAACTTGGTGTGTCCGAAGTCCTGGCTCGGCAACAAGCGTGGCTCTCTTAACTACCTGACAACAGGAGAGAGCTACCTCAGCTTTGAGCACGGTTCTTGCTGGACCCAACTTTTCAGCGACCCCATCAACGAGATGAGCATTGCGACGACGTTTGGCTATCAACTTGGCAGTCTTGGCGTGCAAGGCAAGTACATCAGCCGCCGCGCACAGATCAATGGGATTAAATTTGTCCATGACACCCAGGGCAAGTACGCTGCCTGGCGCGTTATTAAAGGAGCATGGCTCGGGCATATCGGGCTATATACTGACGCGCCTCCTGAAGGATTCCATCTCATTGCAAGGTTCAGTGTAATCCCATATTATGAGTATTCTGCCTTTCCCCTGTTCAAACTCCCTGGGAAGGTGTATTTTGGCGGTAACGGCTACTCCACCACGAGTACCCGAGACTACACCGCCCTGAATTATTATGATGCCCTACAAGCGGGCTTTTGTTGGCTCCAACTGATTCCCCCTCTTGAACGCCGCGCTGAAGCCCAGCGTGCCATTTTGGCTCAACAAGTCGACAATAACGGCGTGACCGGGACTTACCTTGAGTACCGTCTCAATTGCTTGGGGATATCAGTTGTTGAGGATTCCTATGGTGAACATTTCATCTACGCCGCCGCCTCTGACTCATCTGTGCGGCACATCTCACCAATCCCTCTGTTCGACCATGACCATGTTTTTGTTACGCGAGTCACCACCTATAATTACCCCAGGGTGGACAGTTTCAACTTTGGTTTTGGCACTCGCTATGGTCGCAGGAAAAAGGGGGGAGGCAAGAAACCAGCCCACGCGGATGCCTGGGCAATTGCAGTAGATAAACAAGAAGAGATTGCTGCTGTCAAGAGCCTCTCCTTTGGTGCCCCACCGGATCCCTCCCCTAATGAGCCACCCAAAACTATTAACCCAGTAGCCGGTCTTGTGACTAAGCCTGTTGTACATCAAGCCACCCACCATCTGTTCTCATATGAGGAGGCTGCCGTAACTGAGGTCTACTCCCCCCCAGCTGACGGAGGGTGTGGGGTACATTGCTTGTATGCCATCGCTGAGCACGTTGCTACTGGAAAGTGGCCATCGATTGAGTCAATGGTCAATTGGGGTTATGAAGCATGGGCGGATGACGCCACGATGGGCGATACAGCATGTGCACTCGCGCTGCCAGTCGGCTTCGAAGGATGCAAGCACCAACCCTACATCATTCGGTTGGAGAGCTCGCACTTCGTGGTTGATTACTACCCCGCGCGAGTGCGCAGCTACTCGGCTCATTGCGCACACCGGACATGCCACACCCTAATCGGCTCTACTATGGTTCTCGAAGCCACACCCGGACGCTTCACTGCTTTCCATCAGTTGCTTCCTCGTTATACATGTGCTCAGGATTTCTTGAAACACCTTCAAGGCTTGGCAGGTACCAAGACCGTGTGTCACAAATCACAAGCTGCCCCGCGGGCCAAGACACTGTGTTCCATTATGGACACGCACCCCCAAAAGCCCGCCGATGTTTCCGCTTCTAAACTTATCACTGTTGACGCCATCACCAAAATAACGGCGCAACCGCCTCAACAGGCAAAGATTGCGCCAGTGCCTCCCCCTCGGAAGGCCCGCCGAGTCAGTGAACTAGCTACCCAGGGTCAAAGTGATAGTTCTAGTCCAGCTACACTAGAGGTGGAGTCAGAAACACAACCCCAGCAGGATTTAGACAAAGGCAACTCACCCACTTCAGCCCAGAATGAAGGTCCACCTCAGCAAGATGCCCCAAAGAGCAGTGCTCCAGCCACCTGGCATGATAGGATGTTACAAGGTGCCTTGAAGAGAACGACCGCTGCCATGACTAGTGCGGTCTCTCGAGTCCAACCCCAGCTCCTGGCTTACCTCGACATGCGAGACACTGTGGTCTCAAGTACCACTAGCTATCGCGCTAGTTGTGCTCTGTGGGTTTGTGCCCTTATCTTCCTATCCATTAGCCCCATTATTGGATTACCACTGGCAATATTGGCCTTTGCACTGCACCCAGCGTCTCGCACATCTCGGATTTCAAGCATATTGTATCCTCTCCTGCTGCTTTGTAAACTGCTGCTTCTCGACGAACACCTGGTATGCGAGAATGATGATGCCAGCTGCCGTGATTTCTTGCACGATCTGTCTGTGCGCTATGCTAATAGTCCCTCTCGTTTTGTCACTCCTGGGCCTACCACAGCTGGCTTCGCTGTTCTACGTAACTATGTTAATTTCTCCGTGGGTGTCGAGTATATGCATACTTTGCTACTTGTCCTCGATGTATGCATCCTCATTTTATGCCTCTTTCATCGCTGCTTATGTTTCAAGTGCTATGGGCGCTGTATTCGTCGCGCCCCTGATGAGATTCAAGGTCGCTGCGTTCCTAGTGCACGCTTGTCGAGGGTTTCATTGGTGGATATCTGTGATAATTATAAAGCCCCTCCATGTGACATTATCAAAATGGCGACCGGATACGCGGGTTGTTATACCGGGTCCTTATCTTGTATAAAGGCATGCTCTAGCGCACTCCCAGTTGCTCACATTGACCCGAAGAAGGTGTCCAACACAACCAGCTGCACCTTTCCAACATGTGCCTCCGAGGCCGTGAAGGCATTGTCTGTCTTGAGCTCTCGCGGAACACTGAGCCTTGGCAAGCCCCCCCGCGTTGTCAAAGTGGAGAAACTTCCTTGCAAGAACCCTTTCTTTGCTCATGACCTGACCCTCACTACTCCAGTTGTAGTTGACTCTGCTACTTATGAACTTTTTTCTGAGCTCGGCATCAACCTTAGCCACCTTGTAATTGGTGAAGGAGACTTCTTTCAGGCTATGGGCGTGAAGAGACCCAGCTTTTATGAAAAGGCCAGACTGAAGCTGACACGTGGCGGCGGACGCCTCCACATGGATTCATTGCTAACCAGCCTTGTGGTCTTGATTTGTGTCATCATCGGCGCATATTTCCAGCGTGCCTCCATCTGTGGCATCGGCACATCGGATCCATTCTGCTGCAATACATTTGGAGTCCCGCTCACTGCTAAACAGGGTGTGTGTGATTACGGGTATTGCGCCTCTCCACAAGGTATCTCCAGCTCTGTCACGTCTCTCCTCACCCAACATGAGTATCTGCCCTACATAGCCGCAGCAATCACTTTTATACTCCTTGCTTACTGGTATGTACCTCAGGTCTTTGTTATTGGAGCTGTCTTACTAAACGCTCTAGCTCCCACAACCCCGGTTACCTCAGTGCTTCGGGTTTGCGCATTCTTCACTCTCTCCACTCGTATTGATGTTAAGCTGCTTATCCTCACCATCTTAACCACTGCCCTGGTTGATATGCCTGCAAGTCTTGTTAGCTTCATTCTGTTTGGTTCTTTCTGGATCCTTGGAAAGTGCACTGGCGTCGGCGGACTTGTCACGCCCTATGACATCCACCTTTGCGCAAAGACGCCTAGGGATTCCATAGCCATCGCCAATGCAGCTCCAAACACCTACCTCGGTGCGGTTAGAATGGCTGCACTTTCCGGAACCAACAAGTTCTTTATTGGCTCCAATGCAGGCATTATCCTTGAAGGTCTCCTTAGGGAGAAGACAAAGGCAGACAACACTTGTTCAGTCTTTGGCGTCACAGCCGGGACTGGTGGGCTATACAGCCGCGATGGGAAGGTGATTTGCATCACCGCAAGTCATGTTTGCGGCGATGGGGAAGCCATGATTAAACTGGGAGACACCACGACTTACGCTACCTTCAAGCGTTGTGGTGACTTTGCTGAAGCTGAGGTTAACATCCCCGGCTGCTTCCCTGCATACGTGCCCATTGAAGGATACCAAGGGCGCGCATATTGGCTCACGTCTACTGGAGTGGAAACTGGATTCGTCACCAACCAAGGAGCAGTTGTCTTCAGTGGGCCTGGGGATTCAGGATCCCCCATCATCACGCCCTCCGGTGAGATAATTGGTGTTCACACAGGGTCGGACTCTAAGGGTAGTGGCGCGTATTCCAAGTCCAATGGGCACCTGGTCACTGGGCCTGTCAAACTGAGTGATATGGCCGCATACTATGAAGGTCCCTTGGTACCTGTTGAAACCCGCCTCCCTGCAAACGTCTCCAAGGACGTGGAGTCTGTCCCAAAGACCCTTGCAACGCTGCTCTCCAGTTCAATCCACCTTGAAGGTAGCCTTGGCACTCTCCAGTTGCTTGTTGTCGCAATGGTAATGTGGAAATACCTTGTTGAGCCTCAGGCCATGCCGTACATTGCTGTGTTCTTCATCCTTAATGAATTGTTGCCGCGTGCTCTTGTTCGAGGCCTCTATAACTATGCTTTGTTCTGTGCAGCTCTTGTCCCTGGCTTCGGACCACGTGTGTTCTTCATCCGCTTGATCACGTCTGTCGTGAACCGCAATTGCCCCGCTATGGCGTTCCACTTAGCTTCCGCAGTTGTTGCTGTCTTCATCGACTTCTGTGTGGTTGGTGATCTCCAACGTGCCCTCAATGTTAGCGGATTCTACTTTGTTGCTCACAGCGTACCTGTTCTCACCACCATGTCTGTCGGTCTAGTCTGTTTCATCGTTGTTGCGCTGTTGGAAGCCTTCGGTCATCGCAGTCTGCCAAACATGGTCTCTGGTAATGGGTCCTTCGACCCCGCGTTCCTAGCTCGCTACTTCCACGAAGGAATCAAAACTGGCGTAAGCTCAGGAATTGTCAGCGAATCCCTTACTGGAGCCCTTGCCACGCAACTGTCATCTGAAGAGCTTGCTTTTGTCAACTCCCTCACTGAAATCAAAGCTTTTGTTGCCGCACAGAATCTTCATAATGCTGTCAATGACTATGTTGCCAGCCGCCAAGCACGTGCCCTTCGTGCGCAATTGGCATCCGTCCATGCCAGTGCTGCTGCCGATCACACCCTGGCCACTCTAGACAAATTTCTCACCAGCACTGATATTTCCCTTAAACCTGGCGACCCCGTTGTGCTTCTGGGTCCTGCCTCCAAGGAAATCATCCCTGTTTTCTCAGGTGCAGATGAGTACATGGCTACTCCAGTGCGCTCCCAAAGGGTAGCTGGCACTGTTTGCACAATTTGCAAGATCATCGGCGCAGTCGAAGGTGGCAAGCTCACCACTTTCCAGGACAAGCTCCCCTACATCAAGGTGAACGGCAAAGTTCTCGCTGACCACCCTAACTATAAGCTTGAGAACGACGGCCGTCTCCCAAGGGAGCGCGATGATCAGGACCTGAATAAGAAGAACAGGTCAACTGCACTTGGACAGGTTGATGTAAATGGACACACTTTCACCAAGTACTGGGACAAAACCACTGGCGATGTGTGGTATGAGCCATACATTGATGAAGGCGCACCCACAGCCATCCTCGGGATCGAGGAAGCCGCCAAACTGCTTGGAGTTGACACTCACCTGACAGAGAAAGAGGTCGTCAGACTCAACGAGATAATTGGCAAACTCAAGGCCCTCACTGGCAAGCAGGCTTTAAACTCCTAACCGCTGCCGGCTTCTCCAGCGCGGACCGCAGCGGTCTAGTCCTGGCGCTGACCTCCGCCAAATTTGTTGATGAACATGCCTGCACCAGGGCGTGGAATGGTATTGACTTTAAGTTGGTCACCCCAACCGAGTTGCTGAGAACGGCACGCCTGTCGGTTACTCCGCAACCAGCTGTTGCTCATTTGGCTGACGACACCTTCCTTATTATGAGGCGGCACCCACCGTCGTTGATAGATGTGATCACCAAAGGGCTCGATGCCGAACGTCAGCCCGTGCTGCACTCCCCAGGAGACACTGGCATCGACGGGTACCTCTGGGATTTCGAGGCACCCCACTCTAAGGAAGCACAGATGCTTACTGGTGAAATTGTAGATGCATGCGCGGCCCGTCGAGGTGATGCTCCGGGTTCGTATCCCTACAATATGTCGCCAGTGAGAGGTGATCCCTATCGTGAAGGTTCAAAACTATGCAACACTCGGTTTGGTGATATTCAGACCACTACCACAGCCGACTCCGACAACCCTTGGCTGCGCGTACTTGCCATCAACCCTCGTGGCACCAAAGTTGTATCAAATGGCAAAATTCTTGGCACCACCACGCCCATGGGCTCTGAAATTTACATTCCTACCTTGCCTGAACCGGTCCTTGAATATCTAGATAGCCGCCCGGATTGCCCCACCTATCGCACCCAACATGGCACCGAAGAAGCGGCACTCAAGGATCTAGCTAAATTTGACCTATCTACACAAGGCTTCATACTTCCCCAGGTTCTGCACATTGTTAGGAATTATCTAATCAAGCACATCGGGTACCGCCCACCCATTTACTCACCACATGATGTGCCTTCAAATGACTCCCACGCTGGTGTCAATGGGCTGCAATTTTCCACCAAGATGCTGCAGTCCCTTCCAGATGTAGACAAGTTGTGTGAGACCATCATCAAGGAAGTCTGGCAATCAGTCACACCTGTCTCACTTAAGAAGCAATACTGTTCTAAAGCCAAGACACGTACAATCCTGGGCACTAGCTCACTAGTGTCCCTTGCTTTAAGAGCTACCCTGAGTGGTGTAACAAAAGCCTTTATGAAGGCTGGCAAAGGAAGCCCCATCTGCTTAGGCAAGTCCAAATTTGAGCCTTTGCAGCTGTCAGTCTCCGGGAGGTGCCTTGAAACCGATCTTGCCTCCTGTGACCGCAGCACCCCTGCACTTGTACGCTATTTCACCACTAAGTTACTGTTTGAGCTCGCGTGCTCACCTGCCGCTGAGCCATTGTACGTGGCCAATTGTTGTCATGATCTCCTCTCTAGCCAGACTACTTGCACTACCAAGAGAGGGGGGCTCTCCAGTGGAGACCCAGCCACCAGCATTGCTAATACTGTCTACTCACTCATACTTTACACTCAGCACATGGTTCTATCTGCTTTCAAAATTGGGCACCCCATTGCCATGCAGTTCCTCCGTCGTGAACTAACTCTGGAAGCCTTGCTGCAGGTTCAACCTATTGTTGTGTATTCTGATGACCTTGTGCTGCTCAATGAACCCGACGACTTTCCGTCGTTCCGATACTGGTGTGACCACCTCCAGCTTGCACTTGGGTTCAAAGTGGATCGCAGCAAGACCGTGATCACTGATGCTCCAGGTTTTCTCGGTTGCACCCTACGTGGGTCATGGCTTGTGCCGCAAAGGGATCGAGTTCTCGCGGCGTTGGCGTACCACATGAATGCGAAGGACGCACATGAGTACTACGTCAATGCCGTGGCTATTCTCTCTGATGCGAGTGCGCTGTCATACTTTGACCGAGACTGGTTCGATGACTTGGTCGTCGGTTTATGTAATGCTGCAACCACCAGTGGCTTTAGTTTTCCAGGACCTGCCTACTTTAGGGATTTCTTTGAAATGGTTTCCGGGTACAAGCCTGAAAGTAAAGTCGCGCCTGCACAATGCGCGATCTGCATGTCAACCTCATGTGTCACTGCTGATTGTGGAATGGCCTTGTGCGGACACTGTGCACACAGGCACATTCATCCAGGTTGTACCGTCCCTTCTCCTTTCTGCAAGCATACAGTAGGCTCTAACTCTTGTCACTTTTGTTCCATTCAACCTCTGAAAGCTAATGATGAGCTGAGCAAACTTCTGGCTGACGATGAGTTTCAGCCCAAACATCAGGTTGAAGTAGAGGTGCTCAATGGGTACACAAGCGCTGCTCCGGGGCGCTACATGTACCACAAGAAAACGCTCATGCTCAAAAAGGGTCCCTTAGGCTGCCCTGTGGATCTTCCTGATGGCCGCTACCCGTTTCAGTTTCTCCCAACTGGGTGCGCCCACATCATTGGCCCAAAAGCCTTACATAATGCAGCCTTGTCTAAGCTTGTGGTCGGGCCACCAGGCACCGGCAAGACCACCACCATCAAAAAGCTTCTAACTCAAGACTCTGTTGTGTACTGTCCCACCCACGCTTCTATGATGGCATATTCAAAAAGTCTCCCTGCCGCGCAGTTTACAGTGCCTGCCGGGCAGGATCCAGAGGAATATGGAACCCCAGCTAGATATGGTCCAAAACTGCAGTTACTGTCCGCTGGCTACATCCCCGGTGATGTGCATTATGTGGATGAAGCTTGTTATGCCAACCCATTTGACTTGCTTCGGCTGCTTACCAAGACACCTATCACCGCAATTGGAGACCCTAATCAATTGTGTCCTGTCGGCTTCGATAAGCCGTGCTATGTGTTTAATTACATGAAGAAACAGCAGCTAACTGTGGTTTACAGATTTGGAGACAATATTTGCAAAGCCATCCAGAGTGTCTACCCTGATCAACTCAGTGCCCATTCACAGCACGACACCGAAATCATCTACCAGAAGGTGTTCGAGCCGAGAGGACAGGTGCTCACACCTTTCCACAGGGATCGCATAGATGGTGCAATCACCATTGATTCTGCTCAAGGGTTAACTTTCCCTGTGGTTACACTGTATCTCCCTTCAAAGAAGAGCTTGACTCAGCCACGTGCGCTAGTGGCTATTACCAGAGTTCAATCCAGGTTATACATCTATGACCCACACTGTCAGTTGGAGGAGTTCTTCAAGCTTGACCCGTATCGTGCGGCAGAACCGCCTCATGCCCAAGTGGTTGATGACAAGGTCGTCGTTCGACTTGCTGGGAACGTGACGGTGGACGCTGCCACCGTGCCGGGTTTGGTTTGTACAGCTCGCCCTTCTACTGATGAGCAGAAGACCCTGCTGAAAAGTTCAGGGCTAGTGATTGATTCACTTGAGTCAGGCACTTTGTCGCCGCTTCCTAGAGTGGCTTACAACCTGGGCTATTATTATTCACCAGACATCCCCAAATTTCTCACATTGCCTCCTGAATTGGCCAAACACTGGCCTGTCGTGACGAATAAGAACTCTCCAGAATGGCCCAACCGTCTCGTGGTGAGTCCCACTCGGATTTCACCTCTATCACAGCCGGCTATGTCTGCCGGGTACTACGTGGGCTCCAGTCTCTTCATTGGTACCCCGGGTATTCCGTCTTACTGGTTGACGCAGTTTCTTGATGGAAAGGCCGTTCCCATGGAGCAAAGTATCTTCTCGACCGGCAGGTTTGAATTGGACATTAGAGGGTACTTGAATGAGGAGGAGCGCTCATTTGCTCTTAAACATCCTCACGCTTTCATTGGAGATACGAAAGGCACCACTGTGGGTGGATGCCACCATATTACATCCAAGTACCTGCCGAAGGAGATTCCTGTGGGGAGCGTAGTAAAGGTGGGTGTGTCGAAGACAGGCGTTGCGCACAAATCTTGCTGCACCCTGACTGACGTATACCTGCCCGACCTTGAACCTTACACGAACCCTCCCACGGCCTCAAAAGTCTACAAAGTCAATGTTGATTATCGCCCGTCCAGGCTAATGGTATGGAAAGACTCCACCATGTACTTCCAAGAGGGTGCTGACCCCCTTGCTTTGGTGGACGCCGTTCGCAATGTCAGATTGAGCGCTACGGCAACAGTTCGCTACTCCAGCAATCTCAGTCCCATGCAATCAAACAGGAAGATCACTGCAGCAAGAACCGATGACCCGGTAGAGCTTGCAGTCAGCTCTTGGGACGACCTGAACTGTGAGTATCTTGTTTCCACCACTGACCCATTTGACATTGACTCAAGGTATGAACTGGTGAATGCCACCGAATATCGCAAGGAAACCATCCTCGGTGGCCACAGAACTCTGGTTTACTACTATAAGGTGCATAAGGAGCCTCAACCAAGACCCGTCGACGGCTCCGGCACGCCCCCCGCGTGCTACGGCATTTTGAGGAGGATCCCGTGTTACCCACAGAAGGCATCCTGGTTCAACTTCCTATACACTGCACCTAGTTGCACTTGTCCAGTTGCAATTTCTACCGGCAATGGCGCACATTGTCGTTGTTCTGCTCCTTCTAACACACTTGCACTCAGTTGAACCCCTCCTCTCCAGATTCTTTAACTTCTGGACCCCCTTCATTTCTTACTCTCATGGTAGTGGTAAAACTCTTCACCAGGCTTACTTCAAGTTCATTCAGTATTGTTCTCACCCCCTGGTGCCCGGTGCTAAACACCCTTTTGGGATTATTGCTAGGACAGCATTTGAGCAGGCTTACACCCATTGGACTAACGAGGTGTACCACAGAATGACTAAGCTCCAGCTTCACCACAGATTTGGAACCAAAGATGCAATTTACTGGAGCACTTGGACGATTCATCCCGAATGTGAGCGGTACAAGGACCTCAAACCTCAGATTGAAGCACCAATGCCTAGGATGATGACGTTATTACGCCATTATGCTGTGCGTGAAGCGCAAATTTGCAGAGATGTTGCCGGGATCATCGCCCATTTCAATGAGGATGCTGTCGCCAATTTCAACGTGTCTGACAACATGATTACCATAACTCCTACCGCTCAGGTCAGACCATGGCACCCCTCCTATATGGCAGACTTGTATCATGCCTCAGTGTTTTCTACCTTATTTGCTCCTGTAGTGCTAACAATAATACTGCTAATACGACACCCGATGGTGTTTGCTTTCTTCTGCCGGTAAGGCACAATGTCACTATTAACATTACCTTGAGCACCTTGTTCTGCACCAACGATGGTGAGGTGAATATGGAAGTGGATGAGAACCACTTTGGGGATGACGAGTGCCCACTATCAGGCTTTAAACCTCATGGTTCAACCAAAGGAAAGTACGGGTCCTTCCTACACTCGCTTGACCAATCATTCCCTTTGAAGTTATCTAGCAACCCTTCACACGTTTACATCTCAATATTGCTCACCTACATAGTATCCCAGTACCCCTCTGTTCTGTTCGACAACACCACAGGTCGCCGTTACGCCATCAACTTCACTGAAACGTCCAACGAATGGCGGTTCTGCGTGAACGGCTCTGATCTGCACGTCAACGGCACTGGAGTTGTAACTGATCTCTTCACCACTGGACCACCATGGGATCTATACTATGTGGAATTGCTGCGGCCCTTTTTGCTTTCCTTGCTTATGCTGGGGCTCAGTCGTATCTAATTCCTTGCTATGGCCATAATACCACGCAACTGCGTGAGGTTGACCACCTCCTTAATGCAACTGACATAACACTGTATGATGATGCCTGCTGGGCGGGCATTCAGGTAGGTGTAGTTAAAAGTGTGGTTGAGACAATTGAGGCTAAAACGCCTGGCATTGACGACGCATTCACCGCGATTGCGTTTGCTAGTTGCCTGGCGAGAGCAATTCACTTTGAGTCTCGTGGCATCCACACTCGATTGGTTGTGAACAAAACACAAGTCTACCTGCAGGTCAACATTACAACACAGACCTATCAGGAATCTTTCCCCACTCCTTGGTTTATCCACCCCGGTGCGTTGCGCTGGGCAACAGTGTTGTGTGGTCTACTGGCCATTTTCAGAGCAGTTAATGGGTAGTTATGCTAGTATTTTTTATCACGCACTACAGACTGCCATCCACGAGCTTATTGTGTCTGTCGTGGATCTCATTATTTACTTTGTGCTCATTATTCTCGCCCTCCTTGTCGGCAAAGGGATCGGGCTCGTCCTCCGGTCACTCTTTTCGTGCGCCTCTATGGCTAAGCCTGGCAAATTTGACCTCCCTACGAGAGTGTCTTCAAACAAAGCAAGGATTTTATGAGTTTGGCCCAATTGATGACGTGATTAACCGGGCTATACCCCGAGTAAACTACACATTTAACGGGGTACATTTACAACTGACAGCCTCATGCCATCGCCATCACTACGCCCTGGCCGAGCGCACACTGCATACGTTCTTTGCCCACCAACTCACATGCTCCTCTATCTCACTTATACCTGCTCAGTCAATCTTCTTCTTGGATTACGAGGGGCGCAAGGCTTTAACATTAACTCAAGTTGCATTCTCACTAACGCTAGCCACTTCATTTCGGTCACTGTATCTCAGAGTAACAAACTGGTAAACCTCACCAGTGATCGCACCGATGTGATTTCTGCACTATGCGAAATTTGCAACTGTACACATTCGCCTTGCTCGTGTTCACAGGTCAACTCAGACCTGGCTTGGGTAACAACACATCCACTGCAGCACCTGTTACTACTGCTAACAATACTACTACCAAACCAATTTCATCTGCGTCGCCCACGAACGGCACGTGCTACCGCTGCTGCCACCATGTGAATAACACTAGCGTGAACCGCGTGCCCGTTTCGTATGTGTATCATGAGAACTGTGCATTGCATGCCCTAGACCATTTTGAGAACATCACTGTAAACACAAGTGGTGATTATTGCATGCAGGACTGCTGGCTGAATGCCTTGAAGAAGGTATACCAAGGTTACAATGTCACTATCAACCAAACACACTATTGCTATAAACCATATTCAACACGGGAGTTCACGCCAGCAGTCACAAAGTGGGCGACCGCAATAGTTGTGTTTGTTAAGTTGACCCAGTTCCTACAGAATAATGAGTAAATGTTACAGGAACTGGGCGCCTTCCTTGATGCCTTCGCTATCAATTTCATTCTTGTATACCTTCTTGTTGCTGTGTACTTGTGTGTCATCAAGCGATCAAAGCTCGACCAATTACACCCCGACGGCAGTTATGAGCGCCATTTTTGACAACTTGATCTCTCCCTCTTATGTAGTCAATATTTCAGTTTGTGGTGCCTTTGACATCCAGAATAACACTCACTGGTTCCGACCTTGTAAGATTGCTGAAATATCAAATGCGACTGCATCAAAAAACAATTCCAGTCATGATGACTTAATAGCTAAGCTGCCTTGCTTGCTTCATAATTACACTGGTACACATATCAATCATACAAAAGTTCTTTTAGAGACTTACCTAGCAGTGCCTCTTCTTACTCATCTGTTGTCGTACCATTTTGCCACAACAGCGGCGTTCCTCGACTTCACCTTCTTCGGAGGACTCGCCAGCGCTGCATATATTTACAAATCACCTGCTCTGCTGCTATACACACCACTTGCCTTAATTTTCTTAGTAGTTTTTTCAAGAAGGTTGACCCGCAATATCATGGCGCTCCGCTATGCTTGGACGCGCCACACTAATTTCATCATTGATCAGAAAGGGAGACTGTTCGTCAACCACGACGACGTTCTGATTGAGGGTCCCAACGGGGTGAAGATCGCAAACACAGAGGTTCGTGTTGCGACAGTTGTCCTAGGAGGACGCAAAGCCAACCTTCTCCGCTCGGCACACGCTGAAGAGTGGTCATGGTAAGCGCTATCTGCTCCGATCCAGGGTATACAACTTTGGCTTTCACAGCCGCCCCAGTGTTTATAGCTTGTCTACGCTTGTTCACGCCCAATATTCGTGGACTAGCATGTTTAATCATAGTTGCTACACTTGCCTATGCTGCTACCAAGTTCGCAGAGCACTCATTAGCTACAGTAGTCACCATTGCCTTCTCCTTGCTTTATTGTAGCTTTAAATTTATTCAATGGTCTATCATTAGAATAAGGATGTGCCGGCTCGGCCGCCAGTACATCATCTCACCAGCATCACATGTGGAAACCTCCTTTGGCCGTTATCCCGTACCCAGCACTGGTAGCTCCGCTGTGGTCACGAGGCGGTCCGGTATGACCTTAGTTAACAATCAACTCATCCCGGACGTGAAAAAGTTAGTGCTTGCTGGTAAGATTGCCACCAAAAAGGGTCTGATTAACCTGAGGAAGTATGGCTGGCAGAAAACAAAATAATCAGAAAAGGAACAGAGCACCAACAGCTGCTCCTAGGACAAGACGAGGGCCTCGGCTTCCACAAAGATCCGCTGCACCCCCCAGACGAACTGGTGGGCAACCTCAACCGACTAATCATTATGTCTTTGCTGAACCAGGTGACGTTCGGCTCATGCTCAATGCATCCAGTGCTGCCCAAATGCGCAGCCTTGTTTTCCGCTACTATGACAATGGTGGTGGATCACTGACATATGATGGCCAGAGGTTGAATTTTGCTGCAATCATCACCCCTGATTCGCACCTGGCAAAGCTCCTTGCGCGGTTCGCCCCGTCTAATCAAAATTGAAAGAACCAACGTATTAAGTTACGTGGCCAGACAAC